TGTTGGTGACCCAAACTATCTGAGACACATCAAGTTCTACATGAAGCCAGACGATGGAACCTTTAGACGTGGTCGTATCTATGCTATTGACGCTCAAACAGGTTACGAAGTTGATAACATTACATTTTATATCAATGGACGCAAGGTTCACAATCCAGTAATTGATAGCAAGGTTTGGGCAGTCATTGGCTTTACTTTTACAGAGCCTATAGATTTCTCTGGATACCCAGGGTACCTATCAATTACAGGTCCAATTCTATTTAATAACGTGTCGCACTATCAAATCTCTGAAGCTGATGAAGCATCTCGCTCTGTTTACAGAAAGTGGTTTGCTATCAAGACGGTAGAGGGTATTGACGAGACCTGGGACTACTGGAAGACTCTAGATGGAGATCTTGAACTTCCTGGCAATCAGACCTACACCTGGCAGAATGTATTGTTTATTTCTTCTGCAGAGTTCATGGGGGTAAACGGAAAAACCATTTATCGCAAGTACACTGGCACAGATCGTATCATCGTGGACTCAGAAAGCGAATTTCGTATCAATGGGTACGAATATCAGCCTTACAAAGACATTTCTTGGCAGACCTCTGTAATCAAACCAGCTTAATATGCTATAATTGTGGTTATGGAGAAGATTATGAAGGGCCAAATTGGTAAGACCAAGGTCCAAATTGTTAATGATAACATCACAAACGTGGGAGTTTATGTTTGGCAAAAGGCCAACGGCAAGTTTTTTACCGACGGAGACAACAATGTTTTGAACATTCCTTCACGTCGTGGCGATGAAGCAAAGATTGCAGAGCTTACAAAGGCAGCAGCCTACTATGGTGAGCCAGATGGTAAGGCTGTATTTTTCGAGGGTACCGCAAGGATTACAGACGAAGAGTACTCAGTACAAAAAGACCGTATGGCACAGGGATACATCCCTAGCGAAAATGACCTGGGTGCATTGATCGCTGCAAAGAAGACACAGGAGCTATACGGTAATGACGAATGATGGTTTGACAAGAGTACCAATTCTAGCTAAAGATGACAGCTATTTGATTGAAGAGGAAGATCCACGTGCCAATGACCCATTTATGAAGTCTTGGGACGAGATCAAAGATTACCGTGGTTTAGACCTTAACTTTAAGCGTCGCACTACTCGTATGGAAAAAATGGCAATGACAGATGCCTACATGGACTCTGCAGGTGCTATTGACAGCGGTAGAGAAGATGCAAAGTCCAAGAAGCTAAACCCTGGTGTTGTCTATCGTAATGCATACGGACTCTTTGATATCATTACACCACCTTATGACGTTTACCAGCTTGCTGGATACTATGACACTTCGTTTGCTAACCACGCAGCTATTGACGCCAAGGTAGAAAACATTGTAGGTCTTGGCTACGACTTTGTAGTTTCTGACAGAACAACTCTAAAGCTTGAACTATCAGAAGACAAGGAAGCTGTTGGTCGTGCTCGTAATCGCATTGAGCGAGCAAAGCTACAATTGCGTGATTGGCTTGAGAGTCTTAACCAAGATGAAAGCTTTACAGAAACTCTTGAAAAGGTTTACACAGATGTTGCTGCTACAGGTAATGGCTACATCGAAGTAGGTCGCACAATCAATGGTGAGATTGGCTACATTGGTCACATCCCATCTACAACCGTTCGTGTACGTCGTCTTCACGATGGTTTTGTTCAGATCATTGCCAACAAGGTTGTCTACTTCCGTAATTTCGGGGCAAAGAACAAGAACCCAATTACTGATGATCCACGTCCCAATGAGATTATCCACATTAAGGAATACTCTCCACTCAACACTTTCTACGGTGTACCAGACGTTATTGCAGCTATGCCATCCCTGATTGGTGATGCTTTTGCTTCGCAGTACAACGTTGACTATTTCCAGAACAAGGCTGTACCTCGCTATGTTGTAACACTTAAGGGTGCTCAGCTATCTTCTGAGGCAGAGGACAAGCTATTCCGATTCCTGCAGACTGGTTTGAAGAGCCAGAACCACCGTACACTCTATATTCCTCTTCCTGGTGACAATGACCAGCAAAAGGTTGAGTTTAAGATGGAGCCAATTGAGAATGGCGTACAGGAAGGTTCGTTCCACCAGTACCGTCAGCAGGTTCGTGACGATATTCTTGTTGCTCACCAGGTACCTTTGACAAAACTTGGTGGTGGAGACACCTCTAATATTGCTGCTGCATTGTCTCAAGACCGTACATTTAAAGAGCAGGTTGCACGTCCAGCTCAGCGTAACCTAGAAAAGATTATTAACAAGATCATTCGTGAGAAGACAGATGTTATTGAGTTTAAGTTTAATGAACTTACACTTACGGATGAAAACACTCAGGCACAGATTCTTGAGCGTTATATTAAGACTCAGGTTATGACACCTAATGAGGCACGTGAAAAGCTTGGTTTGCCACAGCGACCAGGTGGTGACGAAGTGTTCCAGATGACTCCTCGTCAAGCTACTGACATGAGAGCAAATACAGCTCAGAACCGTCAGCGTGATGCAGAGCGTACCAACAACCAATCTGATGGTGAAGCCACCACTACTGGAAGAAACCCACAGGGTGAAGGCAGATCTACAGAGTAGTTAAAAATAGTGTATAATAACAATTAGATAACATTTTGTAAAAAAGGGATTATAATAAGAGTAGTATGACTATTTCAAAAGCACACTTTGACACCGAAGGCGAGAACATCCGCCTTTCAATGCCGTTCAGTAAAGTGAACGAAGAGCGTCGTATTGTCTCTGGATTCGCTACTCTTGACAATATTGACAAGCAGTCTGATATCGTTACTACCGAGGCATCGCTTAAGGCTTTTGCTAAGTTCCGTGGTAACATCCGTGAGATGCACCAGCCTATCTCTGTTGGCAAGATGATCTCATTCAAGGAAGACAAGTACTTTGATCCAGAATCAAAGAAGTTCTACACTGGTGTTTATGTGTCTGCATATGTTTCTAAGGGTGCACAGGACACTTGGGAAAAGGTTCTTGACGGAACTCTTTCAGGTTTTTCTATCGGCGGTAGAATGAATAAGTGGGACGATGCCTATGACGAGAAGATGGATGCTCCAGTTCGTATTATTAAGGAATATGACCTTGTAGAGCTTTCTCTCGTAGACAATCCTGCAAACCAGTTTGCCAACGTTATTTCTATCGAAAAGGTAGATGGCGTTGATGTAGTTACAGGTATTGACGCTAATACTGAACTAGAAAATGTTTTTTGGGATGCGGACTCTGGTCTGGTTCTTCTCTCTGAGAATGACTCCGAGTCACACCCAGTTAATGGAACACCTATGAAGAACATCGGCTTTGTTGAGAAGTCCGATGCAGACAAGGTGGACATGGTAAAGTTCTTAGTTGATGATGCTAAAGGCATTAATACAATTGAGATAAACAAGGAGGTAAGTACTATGACAGATGAAACAACAAACGTTGAAGAAACAGTCGAGGTCGCTCCAGAGGCAGATGCCGCAGTTGAAGCTGCTGTTGAGGTTGAAAAGGCAGACGAGGTAGCAGAAGCTACTGAGGTTGCAGAAGATATCGCAAAGGCAGACGAGGCTACTCCTGCAAAACCTGAATCCGTAGACGAGGACGAGGAAGAGGAAGATGCAGAAGAGGATATGAAGCCAGTAGAGAAGTCAGACGTAGTAGCTGCAGATGCAGTTGCTGATATGACTAACACTATTACATCAGCCTTTAGCGACATGGCAGCTATTGTTAAGTCACTTAGTGACGAAGTTGCCGAACTAAAGAAGTCACTTGGCCACGTTTCTGCACAAATTGCAGATGCAGAAAGCGACTTTGGAAATCTTGGAAAGCGTATCGACGCAGTAGAAGCAGATACAGCTTTCCGTAAGTCTGGCGATCTGGGCGAGATCGTACAGGAACCAGCAATGGTTGAAAAATCAGTATGGGGCGGACGTTTCCTCACAAATGCCGATCTACTGAAATAAATTAAAATAAAAATCACTGGGAGGTGAAATATATGTCGGAAGAAATCATTAAGAATATCCCTGGTCCAGGTAATGCTTTCCCTAACTCGGAGGGTATGTACGCTGCAGGTGGTATTGGTGGTGTAACGGATCCTGCTTTCGCTTACCTCGGTAACGAAGCTGGTACAACTAACGATGGACTGACAACTGGTCCAAACGCAGTTAATCCTTCTTACACCGAAAGCCCTCACTATCCAGGTGCTGGTATCCTGCGTCCTGAGCAAGCACGTCGTTTTATCGACTACATTTGGGATGCAACGACTCTCGCAAACGATGGTCGTCGTGTAACTATGCGTGCCAACACTATGGAACTTGAGAAGGTTAACGTTGGTGAGCGTGTTGTTCGTGCTGCAAATCAGGGCGATCCATCATTCACTAACGCAGGTGCAACCTTTACCAAGGTTGAACTTACAACAAAGAAGCTACGTCTGGACTGGGAAGTATCAGCAGAAGCTCTCGAAGACAATATTGAAGGAGGTGCTCTTGAGGACCACTTGGTTCGCTTGATGACCACCGCTTTCGGTAATGACATCGAGGACCTCGCTATTAACGGTGCAGGTTCTGGTCAGGATGCATTCCTTTCCATTATGGAAGGTTTTGTTTCCAAGGTCCAGGGCGATGGCTTTGCTCACGAAGCAGTCGTTGACCAGGTCGACGCAAACTGGACAGTACACGACATGCAGAAGCTGATTTTGGCTCTGCCACGTCGTTACCGTGCACTCCAGACAGGACTCAAGTTCTATGCTGGAACTGACACATTCGCTAACATTGTTAAGAACAACGGTACAGTCTTTGACTCTATCGGTTCTACTGAGGCAGCTCGTGGTAGCTACCTCGGTGGTGTAGACCAGACAATTGGTGGAGCACGTCAGACCCGTGTTCTCGGTATTCCTGTCCTTGAAGTTCCTTACTACCCTGCGGACTACGTAGACCTTACGTTCCCACAGAACCGTATTTGGGGCTTCCAGCGTGACATTACCGTCAACCGCTTCTACGTTCCTAAGAAGGACACCATTGAGTACACAGTATTTGTACGCTTTGGTATCAACTGGGAAGAGCAGGATGCAATTGCTTACGCAACTAAGCCAACTGCTTCCTAATAAGTAGAAACCCTATTGTTGGGGGTGGAGACCTTTCGGTCTCTGCCCCCTTCATCATTTATGCTGTATAATTAACTAGAGAGATATAGGAGAAATTATGCCAAATCCACAGAACTTAGTTCAGCCAACCAGATCCAAGAAGCAGGGTCCTGGAATGGCATCGGTAGAAGGTGGAGCTATTGGTAGCACAACTGTTACCACAGCAAAACCAAAACCACAAGTAACAAACCAAGATGTAAATAGCACTGACGAAAAGGTTGCTGTTTATTCAACACGAAATGTGTCTTGGGATGGTGTAGGCACGATTAGTCGTGGGTATAACATTATGACCAGAGCAAAAGCAGAAAAGTGGTTGACAAGAGATCACGCACGTCTAGCTACGCCAGAAGAGGTCGCTAAGGAGTATGAAGTTTAATGGAGATTTTGAGGGTTCCACCTTATCCAATTACCACAACCTGGGATGTCCCAGAGGCAAATAAAGCATATTCAATTTATGTGGAGGATTTGGTTGATCACTCGTTCGAAATCACTGAAGAAACATCAAACCAAGACTCACAGATTGAATATGTACTACCACGAGCAAAGGTACAGTTTGACCGTGAGTTTGTTATTAGAATTATTGATCAGGATACAACAGAAATTGTTGTGGACTCAAACCTTACTGTGTACCGTCCGTATGTTGACCCCAACATGCTTGGTACTACAGAGCAGGAAATTGCAGAATACAAGGAGCTTGAGATTGTAGCTCGTAAAATTATCGACTCTTATTGTGAAGATGGTTTTTACAATCACAAGCTTGTTGTACAGCAAGTAGGCCAGGGTACTGATTATTTCCCTCTCTGGCATGAAACTAACCGTGTACTTAAAGTGTATGAAAACGACATCCTTGTCTATGATGTGGACGATACAGAGACACAATGGGAATACGTCTATAAGGTTATGCTAGACAACTCGGCTATTTATAGATACCCTGCTACAGTTGGTGACAACGTAGTCGAGTACAATAGACTTGAGTATAACCCAACCAAGACACCACACGCTATTGGCGATTTAGGTTTTTACGGTAGATCTGGTCAGGGAGTCTCATTCCCCAGAGGATACGACTACACGTTCGTTCTCGATGCTGGGTTTAAAGCGGTACCCCCAGAGATTGAACTAGCGACTAAGTATCTAATTAACGATATTAAGAACAACGATAACGAATACTACAAGCGTTTTATTACTCATTATCAGACAGACCAGTTCACTGTTAAGTTTGATAAGCAGGTGTTGGGAGGAACTGGCAATCTCCTTGTAGACAAAATTCTTGACAACTACAAGGGTAAGTCTCTCAAGCCAGGTTTGATGTAATGTCTCTAGTATTCTATCCAATGACAGCGGATATCTATTATCCTGTAGTAAGTCAGAGTCCATACGGTAACGTATCTAAAGAGTGGACCTGGGATAGAAACGTGCCGTGTAGTTTTGAACAAACGGGGGCAAAGGCAAAAGAAGAGCTGGCACCAAATATCAATGTTCTACAGGACACTGTTCTTATTGGAAGAGTAAAGACCAACATTGGTATCACATCTGATAACGTAGAGTACGCTCTTACAAATATCCTAGTTACTAACATTAAGGATAAGGCAGGTCAGCAAATCTATGTAGAGACTGGTGGACCACGTAAGGGTTTGCCAATGGTCTTTGAGGTTGCTACACAAGAGACTCATATTGGACCAATGGGAAAGATTGAGTACTACAAGGTAATCTTGCGTCGTTCTGAAAATCAGGAGGCCAACATTGCGATTAGTAGTTGATGACAAATTATTTATGAAGCAAATGAACAACCTTGTTCAGTATGGCTTTGGCTTTGTTGAGGGGGCACAGTCTGGAAAAGCACAGCTGTTAAAACAGCTAGGTCCAGAAGTAAGGACATTGTTAGAGCAGTATATTGATGCTAATGCAAGAATGAATCCAGAAGAGCTGCAGCATGTATATGAATGGTATCAGACTGGAAACCCTAACGGCAGACTCTTTGACATTGAATATGTTGTAACTGGTTTAGGGCTATCGTTTCAGTCAAGTTTTAGACAGTCTACATCTATCAAAAATGGATCTAATGTACCATTTTATAACAAGGCAAGAGTCATGGAGTCTGGAGTCTCCGTAACTATTCGACCAAAAGATAGTGATGTATTGGCATTCCAGGATGGATCAGACACTGTGTTTACAAAGAGTCCTGTAACAGTAAAGCCAGGTGGAACAGCTTCTACAGGTTCTTACGAGGAAGTATTTAAAGAGTTTTTTAATCGCTATCTGTCTCAGACATTTTTAGATGTAACTGGTTTAAGAAAGCACCTAGGAACACCATTAGCATTTAAGAACAATCTTGCTGCTGGTCTTGCTGGGGGTAGATCAGTTGGAGTAAGAGTAGGAAGACAGTGGATGGCATCTAAGGAGAGTGTTGTTTAATGGCTATAGCATACCCACCAGTTATTATTAACGAGTATTTGGCTGAAAAGGTTTTAGAAAAGATTCCTTCTCAGTTTAAGGATCAGCTAAGATTCTTTCCAACACAGCCAACAGACCCAATGACTTTGGCTGAGAGCTTCCCTGACGGTGCCTCGGATGTTTTCGGGGTATACGACAGAATGTTTAAACTACGTAGAGGACCGTTCCCACACATTAAGTCAGAACAGCTACTGTACTACTTCTACAAGAATAATGGAAACCCAGAAGCACTTATTGAGGTTTCTCAGGTTATTCAAGATCTTCTAGACAGAGGAGACGAGTCTGCACAGGAAGTGAATGAGTGGATTCGTACACACCCTAGCTTTGTCAATGGCGTAATTACTTTTGGATCTGGTGCTCTTGCAAGAGAGTTCAAACCAGTAATGTTCCATGAAATCAAGATCTTTCAGCTTGAGGAAGCACAGGATGTATCTAACTTTGGTACCGTAAATAGCTTTATTGCTAACAAGATTATTATTGATTACAAGTACCACATTCCACAAGATGCCAACAATGATTCTTCTTATTCTGGTACAATCCCACAATTGTAGTTATTAATAAACGGCACCTATAATTGTAATGAGGAAACACGCCCACTATTCCATATAAGAAAAAGAGGTGAAAAATTATGGCATATACACGTGGTACAAGTGCTAACATTATCGTTGGTGCAGCCGCACTCTTTACCTTCGAAGCAGGTGAAATGACAGATGCAGACCTTCCAAACGCTGTTGACGCTACTGGTTACAAGGAGACTCTCTCAGGAGATGCCGACTTCCGTAACGTAGGTTATACAAGCAATGGTCTGGAGCTGCAGTTCCAACCAGACTTCGGTGAGGTGAGCGTTGACCAGGTTCTTGACGTTGCAAAGCTCTACAAGCAGGGCATGCAGGTTAACCTGAACACAACATTCGCAGAAGCTACTCTGGAGAACCTCCTCGTAGCTATTGCACGGCCACAGGCTGACGCATCAGTCGCTACTTCGGGAGCGTTCAATGGTGAGGATGTCCTGAATCTTTCTGCAGGTGAACTCGGTGAGTGTCCTGTTGAGCGAGGTTTGGTCGCTGTTGGTCCAGGTACTGGCGACTGTGAGGCAGGTTCTGCTCTTGAGCGAATCTACGTTGCATATCGTGCACTCTCCATCGAGAGCGTAACAGTATCTGCAAAGCGTGACGAAGCTACTATGTTCGAAGTTTCGTTCCGTCTCCTGCCAAACGACAGTGGTTCTTACGGTAAGATCGTAGACCGCACCGTCGCTGCAGGCAACAAGCCAGGATTCCCTAGCTAATCATAACTAAATATTGCAGAGCCGTCCAGGGTAATACCTGGGCGGCTTTGTTTTGGTACAATTGAATGATGGCAACTACTATTTATGAGTCTGGTTTTATCAGCACAATTGACGGGGTAGAATTATATATCACGCCATTAAAGATTAGATATCTTAGAGACTTCATGATTAAATTCGAAGATGTTAAGGCAGCACGTAATGACAATGATGCCATTACAGCATTAGCAGAGTGTGGTTTGATTACAATGAAACAGTATTGTCCAGAGATCAAAACCATGGAAGATTTTGAAGACAGCTTTGATATGCCAAACATCTATAAACTATTAAAGCTATCTGCTGGTATTGATGTAAAACCAGAAAAACAAGAGTCTGTTAAAGA